ACCGCATCGCCGAAACATCTGGCCGTCAGATCAGCCCGGAGTTCCGCAAGCAACTGACGGAGGGATACAACACGCGCATCCAAGAGCGTGAAACAAAGAAGGCCCAAGAACAGAGTGACCGTGCGTCTGGCTGGCGCTTGAAAGTGCGTGAGAGCATCGCTGCAAACCCGAAGATCACGAAGCTGATCGAAGAAGGTCGCATCGACGAGGCAAGACAGATCATGGACAGCATGCTTGGTGATGTCCCGGAGGATGTTCGGGACAATGCCTTTGATGAACTCTTCGACCAGTTCACTGAGACCACCATCGCCACAAGCCAAGTTGACCAAGACCGTGCGCGTGAAGAAGCCCGCATGCAGTTCAACCAAAGCACCCCGGAAATCCGCATCAACGTGGCCAACAAGTCGCGGGAAGCAGCAGGCACTCATTTTGGGGACGGCACTCGCTTCACCCCAAACACTGGCCCCGCAGGAGGCAACGCTGCAATGGCAGCCCAGCAGCTTGCTGGTGAGTTCTTCATGGATCAAACCGCCCTTGATACCCTCCAGACGGTATTTGCAGACGCGCCCAAAGACGCCATGGTTGGTGAATTGCTTGTCGCTGGTAAGGCCGCTCTCCAAGGCAGCATGTCAATCAAAGACCAGCAGGACATGACCGTTGAAACGCAGCGTCGTGCCTTGGGTATTGTCGATGACGACATGACGTTCCAACAGTGGAAGACGCACTGGAAAGAAGACGTCGAAGATCAGGTCAGCAAGCTGGACAGACACCTCCGAGACGCCATGTCAGAGACCGACCCTGCACGGAAGGCGCTCAAGCTGCGAGAACTCAAGAAGTTCACTGAGGGACGTGCCGGGTTCTACAAGACCGCACTCAAGAAGGACGCTGAGAACGCAGGCCAGATCATCACGGCAGGCACGGCACCATGGAACGGCGCGGAAGCGATGCAAGAAGGTGCCATCGCCCAAGAGAAGTTCTCCGGTAAGATGCAGGAGATCGACGCAGCCCTTGCTGTGCTGGCAGAGCAGGGCGTTTCAGCCGAGCAAGGCGCAGCAGCGGCGGCAGCGAAGGACAGGTTTGGCCTCAAGCCAGCCCAAGAGGGTGAGCAGACCAACGCTGGCCTCATCATGGGCAATGTAGCAGGCGCTGTCACAGGGAGCATTGATTACGCCACAGCAAGGAGCAATCTCCAGAGGGAAGCGCCATCGTATCTCACCAGCACCAAGACAGAGGTTGATAACTTCAACAAAATCTACAGGGTTTTGACTGACCCTAAGGTCGCAGCGCTGATCAAGGAAAACCCGGAAGCCCTCGCCGCCATGGCGGAAGACCCCTTCGCGTTCTATCAGTCGGACTTTATCCAGAAACTCATCAAGGATACTGCCGACGCACAGACGACCACCACCAGCACTCGCAACGGTGGTGACCGTCCCGGACGCTAAGGGACGACCCAAGACGCGGTACTCCATATCTTCCGGGGGAACATACCCCCTCGGAAACTGGAGTACCGTACATGGGCCGCTTTGATAATCCTGACTTTGAATTTTCAGGTGACACGAACACACAATCAGACAGCGGTTACGCATCTGTAGACCCCACGACAATCACCCGCGACCCCAAGTTCTTGATGGACCTTCGCACCCATTACCGTGACCAAGGTGTCATGGTGGGTGCAGCCTCCGACGAAGACCTGCTCGACATGTTCCACCGCGACCGGAACTGGGCAGACTTCAACTCTCTCGCACTGGCCAAAGACACCTATGACGCATACACGGCGACAGGCGAGACCCGCGCCCGTGCCAAACGTCTGCAAGGTGCATGGCAATCCATGCCGAACTTCTACGAAGAAGGTGGCCGTGGCTTCATTGAGATGGCGAAGGACGTCCTTCCGGCTGTCGCCCTCGATCCCGTCAACTTCGTCGGTGGCCTCGCCGCCAAACCTGCCGCCCTTGGCGCAGCCGCAACCCGCATTGCCGCAGGCGAAACCGCAGAGCAAGCCGCCCGTGCGGGCGTGAAGGCTGGTATCAAACGTGCCGCAGGCACAGAAGCCCTCGTCTCAGGTGGCGTCGAAGCAGGCTTTGACGCTGCAACACAGGCCCGCGACATCAGCCTTGGCCTCCAAGACGAGTATTCCCTCGGTCAAACAGGCGTGGCCGCTGGCGTTGGTGCTACCATCGGTGGCGTGGCAGGTGCGCTTGTTGGTATTCCCGGCGCTTTCGCTGGCTCACGTCAGGGCCAAGAAGCATATCAAGTCCTCAAGAACCTTGGCGTCACAGACGAGGCCATCGCCAACATCCCTGTCGGCCAAGTTGACAAGCTGATCAGCAACCCTGACGCACTGGGTGAGTTCGCCACGCAGCCAGAGAACCGCGAAGACCGACGCGGCCTCAACAAAACCGCAGCAGACATCCCATTTGGCACCGACCTCGAAGGCGAAGCTCCCGCCATTGCCGCCCCGGAGCCAGAAGATGACGGCCTTGAGGCCACAGCAACCCGCTTCAACACCCTGATCGAAGCGCAGCGCAACTACATCGCACGTCTGCGAGCAGATGGCGCGGACATCACGCAGATCGAGAACTCCGAAGCATACCTTGCCCGCATCTCTGTCCTGCAATCCATGCCTGACCGCCTTGCGCGGGAAGCAGGAGACATCAAAGCCCTTGAGGCATCCAACGATCCGATCAAAAGGAAGCGCGGCGAGGCCCGCCGTCTGGCCTTTGAGCGCGACTTGTCAGATTTCCGCACCCTCATGGGTGACGAGACCACAGGCGAAGAAGAGAACGCCATCATTGGCCGTCTCCTAGACCGCAAGGAGGAGATCGAGGAAGAAGACGCCGTTGCCAAGAAGCCGAAGAAGGCCAAGGCAACGCCAAAAGCCAAGGGCGCAAAGGCAGCCGCCAAAGACCAAGCAGAAGAGCAGACCGCAGAGGGGGTGACAGAAACCGGCACCCCTGACGCAGAGGCGGCAGTGGAAGAAGAGCCAGTCCCCCAGACGCCGGAAGAGATCGCGGAAGAGAAAGCCGAGGAAGCAGACCGCTTTCCTCCCACCAAGAACGCTGGCAAGTTTTCGGCCCCGGCCCAGAAGTACATCGACGACAACAAGATCAAGATCAAAGCCTCCGACATCGGCGACGGTGAAGGCTCCACTGGCTTCATCACCAAGGGCCAGCTTGAGAAGTTCTTGAAAGAGAAGCGCGTTGCCGAGAAGCCAGACGTTGCCGCTCCAACTCCAGTACCTGAGGCCCTGCGCCGTAGCGCCATCCAGAACGGCATCGACTACCGCAAGGTCATGGAGGAAGACCCCACACAAAAGCCGCGCACCGCATTGAAGAACGCTCTCAAGAAGAAGCAGGAAGAAGGCGGCCCCATCGACGAATACGTGGCCAACCTGTCCATGCACGTAGACGAGTTGATGCAGGAACTTGGTGACGGGGGCATCGACGACGCAGACGAAGCACTCCGGTTGCTCATTGCAGCCGCCAAGGATCGCGGTGAGTTCGACCCCAAAGACGTGGAATACTTCTTCACAGACCTGCTCAATGACACCCGCAACCAAGGTCTGCTGGATGACATCATCGAGTTCGACACACCCCTGACCAAGGCCAAGGAGGCCAACGCCAAGGCCCGCGCAGATGCTATGGTGGCTGCAGACGACAGCGTGTCTCCTGAGTTCGCACTCAAGATGGCTCGCATCGAAGTGGCATCCGAAGGCAGGGCAGACGCGAAGTCTCCTCGTGGCTCATCCCAGAAGTGGGGAGAAGCGGGCAAGTTCACCACCGCTGGCCGTTCATCTACCGGACAAATCCAAGCGTTCTTGCAGCGCGGCACCCCTATCGCCAAGGGGTCAGACTACACAATCTCTGGCGCTCCATACCCCACGAAAGCCACCCTCGACTTTGATGAGGCCCTGATCCGGGCAACAGAAAAGCAAGGCCCGGACATCGTCCCTTTCAAAGCATCGGGTAACGAGAAAGTAATCACCAATGGCGGTGGCGAAAACAAGGTGCCACGCGGCAGCATCGCCTTCGCAGACGCTGTAACGGGCAAGGCATACGAGAGCCGTGAGATGGCGCTTGCGATGCGGCCAGAAGGTGGAAACAAGAAGCCGATCAAGGCCGACGAGAAGGGCAAGGGCAAGCCAGCCGCGTCCGTTCAGAAAGCCAAGAGAGCACAGGCCGACAACTCACCCATCCCTGCCGCCTCCAAGGGCGAAGGTCTGCTCATCATTCGCAAGAAGAGCGACCCGAATGTTGTGCGCATGATGTCTCCCAAGCAGGTGACTGACGGCAAGACAATGCAAGACCTCATTGGCAGCAAGGGCAAGATTGAAGACTGGGAAGTCAAGTACGCCCCGGCCAACCAGCACACTCACAATGCGTTCAAGCTGCGCAATCTGTTTGATCGCCTCGATGCCCCAGATGAAAACCTCACAGGCGACATCATCAAGAAGGCACGTGATACGTCTGCCGAAGCCGACGCCCCACCTCCCGCCATCTACAACGCCGAAACCATGGCTGTCCGCTCAGAGCCTCTCACTGCCGAAGAGGTTGACGCGATCAACGCTGCGACAGCGGGCGCACTATCTCCCGTCAAGGAAGGTGACAGCCTGACCGTCAAGGATTTAATGATGGTCAGCCACATTACTCACCTCATCGACTGGAAGCGACTTGAGCAAATCGGTGGCGTTCCCGTCGTTGCACGTGCGCTCGCAACGCTTTCGGACATTCTGTCCCGCACAATGCCAGACGGCATCATGTTTGAGCAGGGAACCCGCGCTCAAGCTGTTGATATGGTCGAGACCATCTTCCAGAAATACGCGCCGGAAGAAGTAAAGCTGGCCAAGGATTTCATCTCCCGCCGTCTTGGCGGCAAGAAGGACGTCGCTCCAAACTTCCGAGAGAACACCAAGGTCAACAATCTAAACACGGATTATGCAGATGGCATACAGGCCATCAATCTCAATGGAACCGTAAGAAACAGACCCGCATCTTCTGTCCTGTATCATGAGGTCGCGCACTGGGCGTACCTGAACATCCTGACAGACGCAGACCGCGCCCAATTCTGGCGGGCCATGGAGAAGTACGTCGGCAATCCGAAGGCTGTCCAAGACGCGCTGCCGGAATATGACGGCATGCCTGTACCGAAAGAGAAGCCCCTCAAAGGCGGCAACGCAAACCTCAACCCTCAAGAGTTGTTCGCGCAGCAGTTTGAGATGTGGGTCACCCGCAACGGCGATCCCGCGCTGCAAGACGAAGCGTACTGGAAAAAGATTGGTCGCTACGTCAAGGCGATCTTCGACCGCTACATGGGCAACGCCAAGATCGACGCAGACCTTGAGCCTCTGTTCTCCAAAATCCTGCCAGACGATCAGGAGGGCCTGTTCCGTGGCGGCGTGGACTACGAACCCCAGACCGACGCAGGCAAGCAGTACGCCAAGCGCCTGACTGAGGTGCGCATGGTCCAAGACACCCTCGAAGAAGCAATCTCCAGCGGCTCACACGATGGCATCATCAACGGCTACAAAGAGATGGTCTCCATGCTCTTCTCCCTCAAAGGGGACGCGAAGAAGACAGGCACTTTCATGCCAACACGTCGGCTTTCCATGCTCATGAAGGCCCGCATCGCTGACTTTGATGCCATCATGGGTACAGACTTTGCCAGCTACGATGGGTCAAAGGGCTTCCTGCCTCCGGGCTTCGAAGACTTCGGCGGCGGCACAACGTCCAGCAACATGCTGGAACGCGCAGAGATGCTGGCTGACTTTTATTACAACGGCTACAACGGCAAGTACAAACCGACAGATGCGGAAGGCAACGTCGCCATCCCAGCCCAGATCAAAGACTTGGACGCCACATCTCCAAGTGCGCTGCTCGACATCATGGGGGCCGCAATCACGGGCAAGTACAAGATGGCCGAAGGGACATCCAAGCTCCCGGCTGGTGCCAAGCCACGCAAAGTCTACAAGTCCAAGAAGGTATCCAAGGGCGCAACCACTGCGGCCAAGAAGGTCGAGCGCTCCAACCGTGCCGCAACGGCAGAGGCGGAAAAGGTCACCAAGGCCAAGAGCAAGCCAACCGCTACCGCCAAGCCTGAGACAGCCACCACAGACTACAAAGGCATGGGTCTCATGGCGCTGCGCAAGTCCCTGATGGAGAACCGCGACACAGAAGCGGCACCCCATCTGGCCATGGCTCTGATCCAAAAAGAGCAGGCCATGAAGATGCCGAAGACGAAGGTCGAGGTGCCTGAGGCAATCAAGACTTCGCCCACCAACGTCGTCAGGGCGGCGTACCTCAAGGCTCTGTACGAAGGCAACGCCGACGTCCTCAAGCAGACGTCTTACGAACTGCGCCTGCGCTACGGCGAGGACGTCAAACTCAGCGACCCCGTGCAGTCCCAAACTCTGGCCGCAATCAGCCAAGAGCGGATGGACAGCATCGGCATCCCGGACAACAACGGCATCCCCGCGTCTGCCCGCGCTACTGTGCGCGAGATGCTCTCCTACATGACGCACCGCGATCCGGTCATCGAGAACTCCATGCGGACAATGACGTACCGCATGGTCAACCTGATGGGCCGCACCGCCAAGGCAACCGTAGAGAACGCCAACCTGATGTCTGCGCAAGACGTCGCCCGCCTCTCTGGCCGCCCACAAAGCGTAGTAGGCAGCGCAGTCTTCGCCGACTTCCGCAGCCCAGAGTTCACTGGCCTTCGCTCAGACCTTCGCCGCATGGCCGTGGGTCTCACCAAGGGCAAGAGCGATCCCCTCGACCTGATGCACGAGATCGGTCACGTCGTCATGCGCTCCGGTGCAATGCCTGACAAGGAGATGGAGGCCATCTATGCCGCCTACGATGCGGCAGATGACAAGATCAAGAAGAAGGTCATCGACGCCTACGGCTCACGCTATGCAGACTTTGATGCACGTGACCGCGAGAACCTTCTTGCGGGTGAGTGGTTCTCCGAAAGCCTTGCCAAGTACATGTCAGAGCGCGTTGGTCGGGGCGACATCTACGAACAGATCACCAATGGCAGCTTCGAAGACGTGGAACTCCGGGGTCGCTTTGACCGCGCCATCGACCGCCTTGTCGAATACGTGGCCTATGTGGTGAACGGGCTGATCGGGCGCGACGACATCCGCCAGACCTTCCGCCGCCTGTCCTTCTATGGCGACATGATGGCGACACGCCCCAAAGGGCCGCTGGCAAACAGCGCTCTCAAGGGACGCGCACTCTCACCCGAACTGGCCCCCTCATATGCCAGTGACGTCTTCCTCAACGCACCCCGTGCGCAGAAGGATCGCGCCCGTCGCTACGTCTCCAACGGATACGGCGCTGACGAGAACGGCAACCCCGTGGCCTTCTACCATGGCACCCCCAACGGAGATGCCCTGTCACGCAACAAGAACCCACGGGTCAAGATTTCCAGCAACGGCAACTTTGGTCCCGGCTTCTATGTCGCGGCAGACCCGCGCCCCGCCGATCAGGTTTACACGCAAGGTACACCTGAGGCGATGATCCGGGCAATGGAGACAGCCAACCCGGATGCTACCCCGGAGCAGGTCGAAGACTTTGTAGACCTCGCGCTCAACATCGGTGACACGCGCAAGCGCATCGCCACCATGCGTCGTGAGTACACCATGCTCTTGGACAGCGTCGGGCAGATGGATGAAATCTCCAGAGAAATCATGGATCAGGAGATCGAGGCCCTGCTCTACAAGATGGACCGGATGATCGACACTGAGTATGAGATGCTGGAAGAGGTCAACAAGTTCGGCGTGGACTTCTCCCCTGCTGTCTTGCCTGTCTACGTCCGCCTCAAGAACCCTGTCGATTTCCGCAAGAACGCCCGCTACGAGCAAGGTGACCCTGCACTGGTCGGCATCTTGGAGCGCCTGATCACCGAAGACGGTGTTGAAATCCCATCACCCCCAGAGGTCATGGACGGCAACGAAGCCTACAAGTGGCTGGTCTCCTCTCTGGCCCGCAGCCAAGACTTGAGCGCAGACCAAGCCCGCGCCCGCCTGAACACAAGCCTCCAGCAAGCTGGCCACGACGGTCTGCTCACCACGCACTCCAACGTGCTGGACCTTGAAGGCACGGCAGTCGCAGAGAATGGCCGCACCTACGCAGGAGAGGTCACCTCTTACGACGCTCCCATCCTCTTCTCTGGCAACAACGTCAAAAGCGTAGACGCAGTCATGTACGACGAGACGTCACCCCTGCTCTACAACCGGACCCCACGTCTGGTGCCAGCCAACATGAACGCCAGCATCGTCGAGGCCATCGCCGATGGCCGCATCAGCAGCATGTCAGAGGTCAGCGCGGCATCCATTGGGGAAGAAGTGGAGCGTGGAGGCGATCCTTCCTTGAGTGGCGCACTCATGTCCATGGCCTCTGGCCGCAAGCCCACGGCAAAAGAAGTGAGCGCCATGGTGAACCGTGGACCGCGTGGCTGGATCATGTCGCAAGACGAGCAGTTTGCTCAGATGGGAATGAACTGGGTCTCTGGCTGGTATCGCAACATCTTCCCGGACGTACAGCAACGTCTGGCCAAGAAGTACATGCCCTTGGAGAAGTCCCTCCGCGCCCTGCCAGACGCAGACGGCAAGGCCCGCGCATGGGTCCGGTCTGTCACGGTTGGTGTCGGGCAGAAGCAGCCTGACAGCTACACCCGCATCGTCCGCGCACTGCGCCACGGGGAAGGCTCCCGACAGGAGATGGCCCTCACCGCTCAAGAGCGCTCGGCCTACCAGCAAGTCCGCAACTCATTCAACAATGAGCGCGACGAACTGGTCAAGTCTGGCATCTTCATGGGCAAGCGGAAGAACTACTTCCCACAGGTCTACAACGTCACAGCCATCGAGAAAGACCCTGAAGGCTACAAGGCCGCAATGGCCAACTACTACGTGATCGAGAAAACAAAGATCGGCGAGCCAGTGGACATGCAGAAGGCCATGGATTTTGGTGACTACATGCACTCCCGCATCGTTGGGGATGACAGTGATGGCGTCTTCGTGCCGCTGGAAGGTGGCTCCCGCAACCCACAGGCCGACAGCATCGACTTCGCCCGTATGGTCGAACTGGAGAAACACCCCGAAGCCCTGCGTGAGATCGAGAAGTATCTGGAGAATGACCTTGAGGCCATCCTCGTGAAATACTTCGAAGGCTCATCCAGACGTCTTGCCCACATTGAGAAGATGGGCGTCAACAGCCATGGCCTCTACGATTACCTGACGGTCATTGACCAAGGTGCAGAGGGCATTGCCCACCTCCTGTCCACGAACAAGACGTTCACGAAGGAGTGGTCCAGCCTCGACCTCAAGGCACAGCCGGATACGTTCAACCTCAAAGAAGTCACGGCCATGCCGTTCTCCAAGAACCCCGGCGCGGCTTTGAAGTTTGCCAACGAGATCATCGCCGAGACGCAGGCCAACGGCACAGCCGCTGCCCGCAAGAAGATGATGGACCTCGCACCTCGAACCTTCCGGGGTGAAATCCCACTGGCCTATACCCGCCGCGTGGACGCCATCGTTGGCGCTCTGGCAGACTACAAGGGCCAGAAGTCTGGGATGAAGAACGAGGACTTGCAGTGGGTTCAGGAAGCCATGAACGTGGCCATGCGGAAGCGCATGAAGGGAACCTCCGAAGTCTCGGAGAGAGCCTCTCAGAAAATCCGCGCCTTCAACTCCATCACCCTTCTCAGCTACACAATGCTCACCTCTCTGGGTGATGTCATGCTGCCGCTTATCCGGTCAGGCAACATGCAGGCGTTCATCAAGGCGCAGCGCAAGTACCACTCTGATCCGATCTACCGTGAGGCAATCGCCCGTACAGGGGTGGCCATTGAAAGCATAACGCATGAGCGCATGATCCATCTCTTCGGTGGGTCAGACGGCAAGCTGTCCACGTCTTTCTTCAACGCCACTGGCCTCACACCTTGGACAGACTTCAACCGTCGCATGGCGGGGGCCGTAGGTCTTGAGGCTTTGATCGCCGAGCAGCAGCGGGCGTTCAGCGCTCACAAAGCAGGGGTGCCGTACAACCAGCAGCCCGCGTCCTTCCGTAAAGCCTACCGCTTCATGAAGCGTTACGGCGTGGAAGAGTTTGCGCCCGGCGGATCACGTGCAGGCCAGACGTTGTCTGATCTCTCGCTCACCGAGACAGACGACACTGTGCGCAAAGCCGTCATCCACTTTGCCAATGACGCGGTCTTTGCGCCCAACCCCAACGACATCCCGCTCTGGGCGCAGACGCCATGGGGCGCGGTCATCACGCAACTCAAGACGTTCCCGCTGATGATGCACCGCATGACGTCTCACATCGTCAAGGAAGCCAACAAGGGCAACCTCACACCGCTGATCTACCTTGCAACCTTCGGCCCTGCCTCTGGCGCAGTTGCCTTGGGTGTGAAGGACATTGTCCAGATGCGCGGTGGTGACGAGGGTGACGAGGCTGATTTCCGCAAGCGGAACCTGCTCAAGTCCATGGGCTACGACGAGGATGTCCACGGCGACGAGAACGACTTCCTTGGCTGGTACTTGGAGGGCGTCTTGATGATGGGCGGCTTGGGTATCCTTGGCGACATGATGCACAGCGTGGGAACGCAGGTTGAGAATGGAGCCTACGGCCAAGTCCGTATCCTCTCCACTATCGGCGGCCCATCTGTTGGCCTGATCACAGCGGCCACCACTGTAGGCGGGGGCGTGAAGGAGATGGTCGTTGACGGCACAGAGAGCAACTACAAGGAGCGCTCTGCTGTCCGTGAGGTGGCCACCCGCATCCCCGGCATTGGCGGCAACCGCGCTGCCCGTGAGGGTATCGTCAACTCCCTGTTCCCCAAGGAGGACGAAAGCAACGGCACATTCGGTGAAAGGTTCACTGAAAGTTGGACGAAGAAGTTCTGAGGAGGACAGGCATGGCATACCGGCCAGACAACCAAGTGAAATGGATCGTGGTCCACTACAGCGCAACTCCGGTTGAGCGCGTCACGTCTTACGATGCCATCGAGAAGGGCCACATTCAGCGTGGCTTCAAGGAGATCGGCTATCACGCATACGGCCCGCGCACCGGAGGCTTCATGCCGGGGCGTGACCTATCCCAGCCGGGGCGGTTCGAAGTCGGCGCTCACTCCCAAGGAGAAAACTCCCGCAGCGTGGGCTACTGCTACGAAGGCGGCGTCTCCATCCACGACATGAACACTGGCTTCGACACCCGCACTCCCGCACAGATCGACGCCATGATCACTTGGATTGACATGATGCTGGAGCGTTTCGGTGGCGACGGCCTAGACCCGACGAAGGGTCCGATTGTCATCGGCCACCGTGACATGCCCGGAGCGGCGACACAGTGTCCGGGCTTCGACGTCACAGCATGGTGGCGCACAGTCGTTGAGGATCGCAAGTACAATGCCCCTCCACCCTCTGGCCCCTCATGGCTCACGGCGCTTGTCGATGCCCTGTCTGGCCTGTTCTCAAAGCGGAGGAAGTGACATGGAGATACAGCGTGAAGTTCTTCGGCTCATACGCCACCTGATAGCGCCTCTCATGGCCTTCTTGGTGGCCAAGGGGTGGATGCCTGCCTACCTGCAACATGACCTTGCAGAGGTCATCATAATCGTTGTGTCATTGGTGACAGTCATGGCCTTCTCCTTCCGCAGGGACAGCAAGAAGTGATCGGGTTTCTGTCTCGCATCAAGTTCCAGATCATCGCGGTCTTCTCCGCTGTCGTCGCTGCCATAGGCGTCCTCCTTCTGGCCAGACGTGAGGGCCGGAAGGACGCAGAACAAGACGCCAAAATAAAGGATCAAGAACGTGCTGACAAAATACGTGATGCTGTTGAGCGCAATGTCGATGACAGGGTGCGTAAGTACGATGACGCGGGGTGGCGCGAGTGAAGCCGAGGTCTGTCGTCAGATTGGAAAAGCACTCCCGACACGGTCACGCTCAGACACTGCGCAGACAGCCAGTGAGATACAGACGCTCTACGCCACCTTCTCACTGGCATGCCCAGACTTCGAAGAGTTTATTCCCCGAAGTAGCGCAGGCTAACACCCGCCTCGTTCATCATGTCCCGACTTGCGGCGAAGCTATCACGGAACCTTTCAGCCAAGCCATCCTTCGGGCGCAGAGTGATCACCTGATCCACGCCGGATTGTATCAACAGGCCAGCGCAGTTTGCGCATGGGTGGTGTGTCACGTAGGCCGCGCAGCCATCCAGAGACTGCACCGCGTTCAGGATCGCATTGGCCTCCGCATGCTGAACCATCAAGTACTTCTGCTCACGGTCCTTGTATCTGTCATGTCCGTCTAGGACGCCACGCGGGAAGCCGTTGTACCCCATGCCCACGACCTGACGCTTGGGGTTCACCAAGACGCAGCCGACTTTGGTGCTGGGGTCTTTCGACCAAGCGGCGACGTGGAAGGCAAGCGCCACAAATCTGCTGTCCCATTTACCAGTGAGGGCGGTCATCCTTGCCTACCTCCCGCTGCTCATACGTCACGAGAAACGCCATGCAGCAAGACGCATGCCAAAGGTGAGACTTGCCTGTTTCAGGGTCATGGCTCTCACCACTCCACCACGCCATCATGTGCCGCATCATGGCCCCGTACACACGTGACCAGTTCATCCCCTTCTCCCAGTTCCGGTCACCGTATTTCTCAGCGCCAAAGGTGAGGATGTCCCCAATGGCCAAGACGATCTCTGGCGGCACAAGGTCGAGGCGGTTCTTGCCGCCGTCGAACTTCTTCCCTTCCGGCCAGACGTCTTGATGCGGCTGATCGTGAGGGTCAGCATATCGGTCTTTGCAGTCAGTCATTCCATCTCCAATTCAGCTTTGAACCTCAAGAGCGCAACCTCTGCCTCTGCCTGCAACACTCCGAGTTCTACCTCGCTATCATCGCAGTCCTTCTGCACGTATCTCAGCTTGTCTCTTGCCCTCACCAGTTCCTCTGTCTCACCCTCTGCCTTGAGGACGTCTATGCGACCCCCGATAGAGTACAGGCTCCGCTTCAAAGTACCCAACCTGACCTCCTCTCTCTTTGCGTACAGGACCGCTTCTATGTATTTGAGTTCCAGTTCATATGTCTTGGGCGTCATCAGACCTCCCTTTCTGCTGGTTTGAATTGTTGCCAGTCATCGCAGGGGTGGTCCGGTATTGGACGCCCCTTCATGTTGCAGTACCAACCACCGTCCTCAGTGGGCGAAGAGTGGGTACATGTCTGGCACAGCGCGGGAACCTCAACGTGGCCCCAGCATGCGTCAGACTTGAAACAGAACCGACACCGCCAGTCTGTTTCATCCTTTGCGATCTTGATCACCTCGCCCGACAGGGCCAGCCCTACCTTCTGGCGGATGAAGCCAAACTCAAACTGGTCAAACTCCACGATCTCGCAGTGGTAGGCAGACGTGTTCTTATTGTAGGCAATGAAGAGAGACGACTGCATACGCGCCATCCCCATCATCATCTGAACCTGCCCGAAATACTGAGGGTGTGATTGCTTTACGCCGAGGTTCACAAACTTGGTGAACGAGGCATCGTTCATCGACTTGATCTCAAGGATCATGAGTTCGTCTTCGATCTCAATCATCCCGTCTGTGTGGCACACCACATGGCCACCAAAGTCAGAGTAGGTGTATTGCTTGCGCGTGAGAGCATCGACCTCCCAGACAGCGTACCCTGCCTTTTTCAAGTCAGCGACAACCATGTCCTCAATCTTGTGACCGAGGCCAAAGATGCGTTTCAGCTTTGCGTCTGGCTCCTTGTTTGGAAAGCCACGCAGGTTGAAGGCGATAGACGCCTGACACTGATTGCCGACGATAGAGGCACCAATGTAGCGACGCGGTTTGTCGCGCCTGTCTGCTTCGTATGCGTCATCAATTTTGCGGAGAACATCTTCCGCCTTCAACGATCTTGTCATGTTGGATGCGCCATCCCTTCCTCGGTGATCTGCCACGTGAAGATGGTGCAGGACTTGGGCCTATCACCCTCCACAAAACCAAGACGCCGCAACACAGTGAGGTAACATTTTACCTCATTCACTTGCGACTTCATGGCCAGCGCCACGTCTTCATTGGTACGGTATCGGCCATCCTTCATAACAGAGAGCGCAAGTCTTGCGCCCTCTGACAGGATGTCCCTGTCCTGCACAACCTTCTCCACCTTCACAGGTCGGTTGGCAGGGTAGGGTGCGCCAAGCACCCTAACATTTTCATCGGCTGCCATAGCCTTCATGGCTGCAATGTTGTCGCTTGTCATACGCATAACATTGCCTCCAATCAAAACGGGATTTCATCATCCAGATCAACAGACCTCTTAGCCTGCGGCTTGGGCGCGGGGGCGTCCCCGTCGATGATGAAGCGTTTGACTTCCTCGCGCTGCACCGTCTGGCCGTTCTTCTGATACGGCTTGCCGAGGTCCACATAGATGCGGCACGTGAGGCCAATCATGCTCTCAATATCCCCCGGCTTGTCTGGGTTCGGGTGGTTGCCCGACACCAAGAAGGACTTGAGTTGACGCAAGCCAATCTCCTGCGCTTGGGGCACAGAGGTATGCACCACATTGAAGCCAGCGGCGATAGAGCCTGCGCCACCATTGTCCTTGAGGCTCACGACAACGCGCTTATCTTTGCCATTGGCGGCAGTCTTGATCTCTGCCTTGGTACAGGTGACCTCATACTCACCCTTGGTCAGCGGTGCGTAATCATCCGCCTCAACACTGCTCAGGTCGAGGTTCGCAAATCCATTCCATCCACTCATTTGTCGTCTCCTTTATCAGACACTACTGCGTCAAGTTCTTCGATTGATTTTGCCGGTTTGTCGGCAGGCTTCATACCACCACGTAGGGCATCAAACTCTTCGTCTGACATGGACATGAGGTGGAGAAGTTCGGTGATGTCGTCTGTCCGCTCAAAGGCTTTCAGGCGACGTCTTGGATCACGGACCTTGCCGTGCCATCCAGACACTTCGTCTGTGATCACGTAGCGTCTAACCTTGGGCATACCCTTCTCGTCCTTGTCGGTGACGCGAACACCACACAACACATGGTCGAAGAGGGCAGGCACTTGCTTGGATACCGCATTGCCTTTGACGAAGGGCCAGAAGTGGGTGACGTCATTGGCATCCTTCTCTTCCTTGGCCAGACACGTCACGTAGACATGCAGGGGAAGATCGCGGACCCACTTGAGAGCGCCGATCATGATGCGGTTGTAGTCACCCCACATTGCAAAGCCGTTACCCGACCCTGCGTGTTCCTTCTCAAGGTGTTCGATCAGCCGCTCAGACAGTTCTGTCAGGCTGTCGATGGCCAGCCACTTGTATCCCATCTTGGCAAAGTCAGGGGACGAGAGCATGCGGATGATGCCCTTGAAGGAATACACGTCACCTTCTGGATCGTGGTTGCCATCCCAAGACGTGAACGGAATGTAATCAATATCAACATCCTCGATGGATTTCAGGCCCGCCTCACCAGAGATAATCAATCCCTTGCCATAACGGTCCTGATACTTACGGCATTGATAAGTCTTACCAAATCCGTGGTGACTGTAGAGCAGCACCTTACTTGGGCCATCCTTGGCCAAGTCCGACGTGCGCAGCGGCTTAAACATTGTCTACCTCGATTTTTGCTGGAGCATGTTTGCGTGTCAGGGCGGGCTTCCATTTGCTTTGCTCTGACGTGGGTAGTGCGGCAAACTTCTTGCGATCTACCCGTGTTGATTTCTTGATGAAGGATGGGAGTGTTTCATCACCCTCTCCACCCAAGATGCTGTCGAGTGTGTCCTGATCCCACAACCAGCGATCACGGTACGTGACTGTCATCTGGACGGTATCGGTCAGGGGATACAACACTGGCTCTTCATCTGGATCACCGCCCGGAAGATACCGCTCAATCTCCGCAACAGTTGCGCTCTCAAGGGCCTTCATTTCTTCGAGGCGATCACGTGTTTCGGATAGCGTGATGGCCAAGAAAGCCAGCTTCTTCCACTTCTCATCGTCCACGTTCAGGGGTGTGTCTTCTACATGTGGCGGCTCTGGTTCCACCTCTCTGGCCTTGTGATCAAGGCTGTCCCAGTCACTCATTGATTGTCCTCCGGTGATTAAGGTGTCTTGCTGTGACATCGAAAGGTGTATAATAGATATGACACCTAGACAAGAGTGTTTTTCAAAAAAGGAGAGAACACATGCCGACCACAATGAAAGTCAGCCAGTTGATTGACGACCTTGGGGGTGCCGCCGAGGTGGCGCGTATTGCGGGTGTCGCCCGCACCGCACCTTACCGATGGATCAAGCACAACTACATCGGCTCTCCGATCCTTGAGCGTATCAAGGCAGCGCGTCCCAACATTGATCTGGACTACTACTTCAAGGAGGGAGAAGCAGAGTGAAGGTATCCGAAAAGATAGACATTGCAATCGAATACCTTGAGCGAGGGTGGTCACTCATACCGATCAGCCCCGACACAAAGCGGCCTCTGATCAAATGGCTGGCCTATCAGGATCGCCACCCGACCGAAGATGAAATCACCTCGTGGGTTGAGGCGTGGCCTGACTGTTCCTTTGCGATTGTCACGGGGGAAATATCAGGCTGCGTTGTGGTGGACTGCGATAATGAAGATGCAATCCACGCCGCGTATGACGCGGACATGCGCAGCCCGATTAGGGTAAAGACCAAGCGCGGTGTTCACCTATACTTCGAACACCCAAAGGATGGCACTCGACGTGGACCCCGTGCTGGCAACAACAGCAAGGGGGAGGACTGGCCGAAGATCAACGGCCTCGACTTCCGTGGTGACGGATCATACGCACTCTTGCCCCCATCCTCTGGCTATCACTGGGACTACCCGACCCACACACTTGACTGGGACGACATGCCAATGTGGAAGGACTGGACCCCCAGCCTTGATGCTCACATGGCAAGCAAGTCGAAGGACGACGGGTTCTCCTTCGGTGACCTTGACCTGTCCGGCATCGAGGCCATGGGGGAGTTCGTCTCCGAGTGGGACAACACCGCCCGCTACGTCTTGGAGAAGTACCCCACCACCCGCAGGCTACCCACTGGCATGAGCAATGGCCGCAACGAGCGCGTCATGCGGTGGATCAGCGAGTGCATCATGGATGGGTACTTCGGCGATGAACTGCGCCTCAAGGGCTACTCGTTCATGAATGAGTTCTACGTGGACCCGTTAGAGCCAGCCGAGTATGAGGCCACGGTGCGGAGTATGGAGGCTGCCGAACGGCGCAACCATCCAGAGCGCTTCACGGACACGGGCGAGTACATCCCACGCGAGGCAACACACGTCACCACGACGTCCGAGCACCCCGTAGCGGAGAAGCCGCCCGCCAAAACCAAGCGCCTGATCCAGATGAAGGATGCCGAAGACCTCATGCGTGAGGCGGACGGGCGTTCCTATCTGATCGAACCATGGCTACCACCAGCCACCATCGTTCAGGTGCACGGATACTCAGGACACGGGAAGTCCATGTTCCTCCAGCATGCGCTGGGCGCACTCACCGCTGGCCGCAAATACTTTGGCCCCTTTGAGATCGGCAGGGCGGCACGGGTACTCTATCTCGACTACGAGATGGGCATGTCCACCATCGCCAGACGATTGATGGAACTGCGCACAGCACACGGAGACACAGGCGACAGGCTGCAAATCTGGACACCCTTCGTTGAGGGTAAGGACATGAGCCTGCTGCAACCCGAAGGTCTGGCCGCATTGCAGGAGTGGGTGATCAACGTGAAGCCAGATGTTGTGGTGATCGACACCATCCGCAGTGCGTTTCCGGGTCTCAAGGAGAACGACGCTCAAGAATGGTCTCGCGTTAACCAGCTTGCCACACGTCTGCGCAACTCTGGCTATGCAGTGATCATGGTCCACCACTCCAACAAGCCCGGAGAGAATGGGAAGTCAGGGCGTGAGGCTGGATCATCGAACCAGCTTACCGTCTTGGAGACGCAGATCAAAGTCACGCAGGTATTCCCAGACGAAGAGACGGCGCGAGAGAACGCTGGCATCTGGGATGAAGACTACACCAAGCCTGTCTGGGATGCGCTCCAACGCAAATGCCCAGCGGATTACAAACTCTACATGGTCAATGAGATACGCTACGGCAAAGTCCGTGAGTGGTCAGACTTGCATGATCGTCTGCAATGGGTGGGGTATGCAGCCAACACCATCACAGACGAACGTACAATCGTGTCGTCACGATCCACAAAGCAGAAGGCCAAGGACATGGCCATCGACGGGTGGGGCATGGAGGCTATAGCTGATCGGCTCTCTCGGCCATTGTCTTTGGTGAGAGACTGGCTAGAGGTGCACCCACCCGTATCTTAGCGTCTGTCTCCTTACGGGCGGTGCGTAGCTGGTGCATACGTTCCGCCCATTCCCTTGGCTCCAAGTGACGTATGGCCGTCACCTTGGCGTCAGGAAAACTCTCACGAACTTTGTCGATCATTTGAGCAACACTGGGATACTTTTCTCGGTTGGAAATTTTCGTGGCCAAAACAGATACACCGCCTCCTGCGTCTGCTACTTGCTATGTCAACAAGTCTGCTCTCTTGCTTTCTTGCTCACTACGACAGGCCCCCCCAAGGGGGGCTGGCGAAGTGTCTGCTTGTCTTGCTGTCTAGCTCTTTGCCTTACGGCGGTGTATCTGCCGAGGCGTAGTAAGTCAACACCCTTTGACACCTTCTGCCATTTGAAGACACCCAACGAGTTGTCGTGCTGTCTCATATGGGGTAATAGGATACCACAACACTTGGTGTGAGGTCCGATATGCCACGCAAGATATACGTCTCTGAGGCCAGTAAGGTATGGCTGCGAGACAATCACCTAGATGTCTCCTACCCCGACATGGCCTTTCACATTGGCTGCTGCGTAGACACCCTCAAACGCATCCTCGTGCGAGAAGGTCTACAAGAATTTGACGGAGCGAAGTACCAAGTCCGTCGCAACCACGACATCCCAACTTGGACACGACCCTGCATGGTCTGCAAGTCAGAGGAAGAAAGACCCAAGGGCTGGTATCTCTGCCGACCATGCAGAACCAGAGCAGGATACGACGAGATATGACCGACGAAATCTGGGCAGACATACCTCACTTCCCCGGCTACCAAGTCTCAACACATGGCCGCATCAACCGCACAGAAAAAACTCCGGGCGGCAAGCCACCCAAGATGATCATCGACTACGACAAGAAGCGACCACGTGGCAGGCACAACGCATACCACCGCGTCAAACTCCTACGCGAAGACGGTGAGAGAATTGAACGTCGCGTCCACAAGATCGTCGCCGACGCCTTCCTCCCCCCACCTCCCTCACCCGATCACGTCATCACGCACATCGACTACGACAGGCATCGCAACGTCCCCGAAAACCTGATGTGGGTCACACGCACAGAGAACCGCGCAAGACGTCAGGCAGACGGCGCTCTCTACACAAGACCCCGACACCACTACTCGCGCATCTCACCCTTCATCGCAGAGCGCATCCGCCAAGCCTACGCCACGGGCGAATACTCCCTCTCCAAACTGGCCAAGGAATACAACGTCCACCACGAAGCAATAAGACGTATCGTCAACGGCGACTGGCATCGCCCCAAATCCAGCAGAAGGAAACGGCAATGACCACAGCCTCACAACGCAAGGGCAACAACTTCGAGCGCGAACTCTCAGCCTACCTCAACGACACCATTGGCCTACGTGCGTCACGCGCCCCACTCTCTGGCGGCGGCAACGTCGGCATGTCAGGTGGCGCTGATCTCCTTGGCACCCCCGGCTTGTTCGTCGAGGCCAAGCGCGTAGAGAAACTCTCATTCCCCGAAGCCATGCGACAGGCTAAAGGGAACGTCATCAAGACCAACGCGCCCGAAGTCCCGATCGTCATCAACAGACGCAACCGCCAGACCATGGGCGAAAGCTACGTCGTCTTGGAACTCGACGGCTTCCTCCTGTTCTACCACGCTTGGCTCACACAGCAGGGCCACCTCTAACCGGACGACATCCTCCCTCACCCACACCACACTGGCCTCTATCGCATGTCGGTCACCGGACCCCCTTTGGGGGGGTCCATGACCTTCGCAAAACGCTGACGCAAAATAGCAAAAAGAGGTCCAGCCATGGCAAGCCTTGCCCACACTCAAGAGATCGCCGACGAAATTATTGATTGGGTCGCCCACCTCTCCGAGACCACGGAGACCTCAGGCCCCCGCTGCCCCTACGCCCAGCCCGCCATAGACGCAGGCATGGTTGCCGTCCACGTCACCCACGACCTCGAAGTCGTCTCCCGCATCAAGGCCACCAACCCCCCGATCCAGAACGCCGTGCACATCTTTGCGTGGACCAACCACATGCACCTCACCCTCGCCGAGTTCCGCGACTGGCTCCACTACCAGAACACCCACCACTTCGGCACGTGGCTCCTCGCCTTCCACCCCGCCGACCCTGCCACCGATTACATTCCCGGCTTCCCCGAAATCATCGACGGCGAGTATGCCGTCATCATCATGCTCAACCTCGAAGAACTCACAGCCTGCGCCCTCCCGCGCACACCCTCCAACCAAGTCCTCCAGCGCACCAACATCGCCCGCAACTTCTTCGCGTCCATTGATCCCGGCACCCTCGCCAAGTTCGACGCCATCGCCCTCTCAGCCTACGCCCAAGGCCACCACTCCTAAGGAACCCTGCCCATGTCTTCCCTCACCATGACCCCCGAATACCAAGCCTTCCTCGAAGCCATGTCCAAGCACGAAAGCGCTGGCGCATACGACGTCATGTACGGCGGCTCCAAGTTCTCCGACTTCTCCGACCACCCCCGCAAGTTCCACCCCATCAACTCTGGCCCCAACTCAGGCAAGAAGTCTTCCGCCGCTGGCAAGTACCAGTTCCTCGGCTCCACGTGGGACAGTGTCGCCTCACAGTTCGGCATCCCAGACTTCACCCCTCCCTCCCAAGACCTCGGCGCTATCGGCTACGCCATCCAATCCTACAAGGGCAACCTCTACGAAGACCTCGCTTCCGGCGACCCAGCCCGCATCGCCAACGTCGCCACTGGCCTCAATCACAAGTGGACCTCCCTTCCGGGCGGCATCGAAGCTGGCCAAGACACCGACACCTTCGTCGCCAACTACTTCTCCGCGCTCAACAACCCCGGCTC